TAATACCTGTATTAGTGGGTCCACCTCTTCGAAACATTGGTCTTTTTAATATTCTGCTCATTATGTTTTTTTACCAAATATCCTTCCATATATATCAGCACCAGCTAAACCTAAACCTAAAGCTGTTGTTAATGGACTAGTTTGTGGTGCAACTTCAGCTGGAGATATTTGAACACTTCCTAGACCTGATAGACCAGCCACACCTTGACCTAACATTGATAATCTTCTTCTTGGATCTTCAACTGCCATTTGCGCTGCTTGTCTTTGTGCATCAAATATTGCTTGTTGTTGTGCTTGTTGTTGTGCACCTAATGTACCAAGACCAGATATCTGTGCTCTACTAAAGTCTTGTGCTCTAGCTCCTAGTCCTGATTGTAAATTAGCTAAACCCATTTGATTTGCTAAATCTTGTTGTCTTGCAGCTTGTGCTTGTTGGAAACCTTGTTGTAATAAATTAGATTGTATAGCCGCTCGATTCCTGTCACTTGCTGCGTCGTACTCTGCTCTTTGTACACCTTCACGACCACCACCAAATGCACCAGGAACACCTAATGTTTGTGCTGCTATTTGATTTTGTTGTATTTGTTTTTGTCTATCAAATTCTGTTAATGTTGCATCAATTACTTGTTGTTGGTAAGGCGACATGTAAGCTGTCGTTTGAGCAGTTGTCATAGGACCTGTTAATGCAGTTGCTGCTCCTGCTGCAGTTGTTGCATCAGTTAAAAACGGTTGATAAGCACCAAGTCCTGTTGTTGGATCTACTGCTTGTGTTCTAGCATCAATTTGTAATTGTGATTCAGGTGCAACTGTTGGCGCAAGATCAGCCATACCAGCTTTTGTAATCTGAAACTGTTGTGCTTGTGCTTGTCTTTGTGCAAACTGTTCTGCAGTCTCACCCGGTTGTTGAGTTGTTGCTGTAGTAATACTAGGTATACCAGCTTGTCTTGTAAGATCTGCTGCATAAGTTTTACCTAATGCCTCTACGTATTCTGGTGGTAAGTTTCTTGTTTCTGTTATACCGCCTGTTTGATAACCTACTCTTCCGCCCTTAGCTTTTTGCTCTACATAAGGTCCTCTAGGATAAATTTTACTTGGTCTTTTATACTGTCCATATATCTCTGGATTTTCTTCTCTTAATTTAAACAATAAATTTTCTAGAGCGCCACCTTCTTCTATTTTACTTTCATCAAAAGTGTACCCTACATTTCCTTTTTTAAATTTTTCTCCCATTTTAGACAAATCTAATTCAGTAACTCCACCTGATACATCATAACCTCTAGCCATAAGTTCTATAAACATTTCAGGAGTAGATCTTCCAGATTTTATAAGTCCTACAATCATTTCAGTAGGCATATTTCTTGGATCATTAGGGTTATCAGGAATAGTTGAATCCATTGCTGTTATTTCATCTATATTCATATCTTCTAATTTTTTAGTACCATCTCGATAACCTACTCTTCCGCCTTGATTTAAATTAAATCTTTTCATTATTACGCTGGCTGCAGTTTCACCTGGTGTTGTATCTCTATGTTTTTTGGGATTTAGACCTGTTTCATTTGTGCCGTCGACTAAATCTCTTCTTAATTCATCCCATAACTTTTGCGCTTTAAAAAAAGTTTCTCGGTCTTCCTCATACAATCTATCGAATTTTTCCATCATTTTACCTATAAAATCCATTCTTTTGGCTTCAATTTTTTTAGCCCTGTTCTCATCTGTATAACCGAACATGTCACTTAAAGTTAGCTTTTTAGCTTCGTCAGGAATCATATAATCTTTTCCGCCACCACCAGTTCTTTTTAAAAACATTTCTTCAAACCAATTTCCACCTTGGCCTTTATCGTATATTCCTTCACTTTCAGATGCTCCTCTTAAACGACCTAATAAATTAGCTAATCCTGTTGTTGGTGTGGGTGTTTCTTTTGCCCCACTAGGACCACCAAGCATATTTCTTGTTTGTTTTGGATTGATAATTTTAATATCACCTTCCTCAAAACCAGGAACCATAACTATTTCGCCATCTATCATTTTTAATTGTGCTGCCATTATACTGCTCTCTTTTCTAACTTTTTCATTGTATCATACATCCTTTGTGCTCCTTTTTCAACGCTACCACCGCCTGCTCCTCGTACCGCGTTAGCAGTCATTACGAATTCGTTTTTAGATAACATAGCTGGTACATCATCTGCTTTTTCTTTTATACCCACAGGCACAAAACCACCTTTGTCTCTGTAGTCTCTTTCCTTAACTCCAACTTTATTAGTTCTCATAATACCTGTTGGCATACCACCATCACGAACATTGTATCTTGCAACGAATGCATTTTTACCAGCATTATCTAGTGCAGAATACTCTGGATCAAATTTAAAATAATTATCCATATAAGTTCTCATTTGTTTACCAACTACATCTCTTCTTGCAGCTAAATATTCTTCCATAGTTTCACCTGGCTCTTGTTCTCTAAACTCTCCTTGAAAGTAACTTGCTAATAAAGATGCTCCTGCTGTAACAGTTCCCGCTGCTAGTTGCGCCGCAACTCCTTTAGGTAATTTTTTTATTGTTTTTTTTATTGTTTCTCCTATTGATTTTTTTGCTGTTTCAAAACCTGCATCAGAAACTATTTCACCTTGATCTACTATTGGTTTTTGCTTATTAAATAAATTTCCTATTGCTTGTGTTCGCTCAGAACTTAATGGAGAAGTAAAACCACCTCTTAATCCACCACCCATTACTTGATCAGCTCCACCTAAAAATCTCGTACCAGCTCCGAATGCAGTTGTAGCAAGACCTTGTTTTAATGCATCACTTAAACTACCTCTTTGATCAAACCTACCAATACCTCTCATCAATCCAGCAATGGCTGGATTAAACGGTGCAACGAATGGTGCAGCTTTAACTGCAACACTTGCAAGTTCATTAGGTATAAGTTTTCTAATTCTTCTTTTAATACCACCTAAAAGGAAGTTTGTTCTTGGAGTAACATTTGTTATTCCACCTTTTCCACGCAGTTGCCTTGGCATTTTTGCTCTGTTTATCATATGTCAATTGTTTTATTATATTAAAAAGGCAGGGATTGCACCTGAATTTACATTACTACTCGTTTTTCACAAGTAAATCAAGACTATGTTGTAACCTCTCTAGGCTTAGATTCTAAGGCTGAGAGGACTACATGGAGTCTATTGGCTGTTGCCGCAGTCACCTTTAATATCTCACTTTCTTCTAATACTAAAGGGGCTGATAATAGTTCTGTTGTTGCATTTGCTGATATAGATTTAGTCTTAAAAAGACTAAAAACGTTGTTACTAGTATCTGTAATAGTTACTGTTATGGTATCTGCATTACCAGAGTCTTCTGATACCAATATAGATTTAATTACAGCTGTTGTAGCTGATGGCACTGTATATAGTGTCGTAGCCGATGTAGATGTTAAATCTGCTTTTTTATTTACAAATGAATTAGCCAAAGAAAAAAGCCTCCACCTCTGATTCGTCTTTTAAATCTTGTTGATAAGTAGTGTTTAATTTTTGTACTATACTATCTACATCTCTTACAAAAGACTGTTGAGTTTGTTGATCGTATTCTACGTTTGGTTGCGTTAGTGATTGTACTATTCTAGCCATTATATGTCCTTTGGTTCTGAAGGTAATGCTTTATCCACATTAGTGTTTCCTTCATATAATTTTGCAAAATCTTCTAATTGCATATTTGCTTCATCTGCATTAGCAGGAGTAGATTGTAACATCATTGTTAATGTTGCAACAGGTAAACTAGCCATTATATTTAGTCCTTTTATTGCTAAAGGAGTAAGAGCTTTTGCATTAGACATGAAAGTTTTTAAAATATCAACTTTTAATTTAGCTTGATTTTTTTTAGAAAGAATATTATAGTTTTTTTTAAGATTATCTCTTGTAAATTCTTTAATCTGTTTACGAATTCTTTTTGTTTTTACTTCCTGACCTGCAAAATCTGGTTCCATTTCATGAAACATTTTTTGCCCTATTTTTAATTCTAGGGGAGTAATTTGTGTAGTTTTTATTATATTAGGAAATTTTTTAGTAGCATAGTTTGCCGCCTCCTCAGCAAGAGTTGTAGCATACTTACCAGCCCGTGCTCTTCCATATGGATTCATTTGAGCAGAAGCTCTTTTTCTAAATGGGTTTAGCTTAATACCTTCACCTCTAAAAACTTCAATTAAATCTTCTATGCCTGCCATTATACTAGTCCTCCCATATAAAATCTTTTTAAAAATTGAATACCACCTTCTGTTTTTCCTGTGTCTACATCGTACTTACCATAGCCACTTAAACCTTCTTTACCTAAATTGTATCCTAATCCAAGTTGACGAATTCTTTCTCCACCTTCTCCTACAAATAATTCTTGATCATCTAAAAATATTTGATCTCTACCTTTATGGCGTTCATATTTTCCTATAAGAGTTAATTTATCGTTAAAAGGTATATTTAATTTTAAAATTGCATCTAGTATTTCTGAATCAATTTTTAAAGGTGTACCAGGAATATTTTGTTTACCTGATTTTCTATAACTTATTTCTGGTGTAATCATGTCTAGTATGCCTGCCATTATCTTCTACCATCCGGTTGATAATCAATTCTAAATGTACCAAGTTTCCAAAATTGACTTGTACTAGTGTTGTCTACTTTTAAAGATATTGATCTAGCACGTGCTCTTGTATCAACTTTATTTGTACTACTTGATATTGTGAAAGGTCCTAATGTTGAACTAGCTTGTGTTTGATTAGGAAAATCTCGTAAGTTTAATGTTATTCTTGCCTCTCCTGTTTGTGATAAAAAGTCAGGTATAACTCTTCTTATTTTCATCATAAACTCACCATCACCAGCAAGTCCTTGTTGACCAATATCAAAATCACCTGACTCAATTGATGCAGTGATTGCAGTTGTTGCACCTTCTTTAACTTGATTTAATCCTGTTTCGTGTTCATAGTAAGTTGATGTACCATCACTATTACCAAAAATATAATTAACATCTGTTGTAGCAGTTGTACCATCTGAGTCATACGCTGTTGCATGAGGTTTACCAAATACAGCAGAATCTTGCCACGCGCTTCTTGCTAATGTACCTGTAGTCCACACAGGTCTTTGTGGAGATGAGTCTAAGTAGTTATAAGTTACAACTCTATTAACTGTGTCTGATCCAGAATTTGGATAAAACCACATTACTTCACCAAACAAGTTATTTAATCCTGCATTAATGTGTTGTTTAGGAATTGTATTAATATCATCATAAACAAAGTCTTCAACTAAACATGGTAATGATTCTAGTTTACCGGTATATCTAAAGAAACCATTTTCTGACATCCAATATGCAGCACCGTCAACCTCGACGGCTGCGTTTTGTCCAATCAATCCACAGTTCGTACCAACCTGTTGAAATGAAAAAGTAAATGGTGGTCCAACAAATCTCATAATAAACAATGCTGTATCAGTCCAAATGTAAATTGCATCTCTACCTCTAATAGCTCCTACAATCTTAGATCCATCTGCAAGTCTTTGTGTACCTGCAGTGTTCGTTGCTGATGGTGTGTACGTGTTAATATCTTCTTGAGACGAGAATCTTATAAACATTTCATCTTGTGTAGATTTTGTACCAACAGTTGTTTCTGTTCCAAAAAATACTAAGTGTCTATCAGGTGTAGTTACAATACTAAATGCAGATGCAGTTGGAGCATTAGTTATAATTGTTGCTCTTGTATCTGTAGCGCCCGTTGGATTTGAGTTCCATTCAAAACTTTCACCACCATTAATTGTTGCAATAAGTTTATTACCTAAATTATCTAATGACCATAAACCTGGTGCTGTTACAATGTCTCCTGATGCTGCAGCGTTCCATGCAAAATAATTAGATGCATCGGTTACCGTATCACCACTTGAGTGTGACGCAGCTGTTGTTCCACTTGCTCCTCTTGTTAATCCTGATAATGTTCCACCACTATTAGCTGTGTATGTAATTAATTCATTGTCTATAATAACAGTTCCTGATGATGCAAAAGAAGTTGAACTTGCCATTGTTAAACTTGTAACAGATGCATTAATGTCTGCAGATAATGTTGATGTAAACTGTCCTTGTTTTACACCACCCCATGATCCAAGTCCCCAACCGGTTGATGCAACCTCGACTGCTGGTCCAACTGGATAATAATGTCTAACTCTAATACCACCAGATGTTGATGCACCTGATCCTGATTCATTTGAACCAACGTTAATAGTAAGTGTAGTATCTGTTGGAATACTAGTTACCATAAATTTATTATCATCAAAGTTTGATGAATTAAAATTAGAATTAGTTATAGATGTAAAATTATCTAATAATATAATGTCATATTGATTTATATTATGTGCAGATGAAAATGTTAATGTTACGACCGCTGATCCATTAGTTGTAGAAAAAGCGCTTGTTAATGTTGTAGTTGCTTTGATTGGATGTATGTCATAAAAGATACCACCAGAGTATGCGTATAGAATTCTATTAGTTCCAAGAGCTGCATATTTAATACCTGACGTATTTACAAAGTGATGAATGGCTGTGTTACGACCAGTAATGTCAACAGAACCTAATTGAGCCCAACCACCTATTTTTTCAGGTGATTGATATCTAAAACGAACATTATCTCCTGAAACCCATTGACTCTCGCCGCCTGTTGATGTGACCTGTTTATTGAAACCTGGTGCAAATTTTACTTTTTGTAACATATAACTCCATATATTATATATTCCTTATTGGTGGAATACCTAACATCGGCCTTTTGTCGAACCTATTCTTTTCAGCAAAAGGACCATTTACATGGTTATAATGAAGAAATACTTGAGCGCAAGTATTACCTTCTAAGGGTTCTCTCCAATGCTCTAATTCGCATCCACTATATACCAGCATATCTCCAACATCAAGCAAGACTTCAGTGCCTTCTGGAGCGTTGGGTTTATGTATATTTTTATATTCATCTATAACAGTATCAGCACCTGTGCCGTCTATAAATATAGGCCAAAGATCGCCACCTAAATGAATTGTCGTAGATATTTCACAACTAGGTCTATCTTTATGTCTTTTTAATATATCGCCTTTTTTATACACTCTAGCGTATGAATATGTTGGTATTAGTTGTAACCCTGTTTCTTGTTGCATTTTAGGTAATACTTTCATTAGTAATGTTTCCATAACAGGATCGGCATAATGTGAATAAGTATTTGGAACTTGTTTATCTGTCCATGTTCCAAATAAACCTGTGTCATAGGTAATATTATTATCGTACATAAACTTAACTGCATCACGTTTAAGTAAAAAATAGTTAAATATAAAATTAGCTAATTCGTAACTAATTGCATTTTTTATTACTTGGTATTTATTAAACATTAAAATAATATAAAGTTAAAAGACACGGATATCCTTATGTCGTTGCTTTTATTGAGTTCTACCTTATGCCACATCCACGAAGGAAACATTATAAGTCTCCCAGGAATTGGCTCATAATAAGTTTCTCGCCACAACTCTCTAGGTAATTTTCCTTTTTTTCTTGTAGGCATACAGTGTTGTGCTCCTGGTCTTGGATCCATTAAAGATAATCTTCCAGAATTAGGTTGTCCTTTTATGTAGTAAACTCCAGAAAATAATGAGTTAGGATGTATATGACTATTATTATATCCACCAGGTGGATTAATATTAGCCCACATGTTTCCTAGTCTAGGCTCCATGTCTAAATGTTCCTCTTCAATTATTTCTTTTTGCATTTGAAACAATTCTTTAATTAAAGGTTCATATTCTTTTCTTTGATTCATATCTGTTTGTGAGTGCCAACCATTCCTATTAGTTTTAATCACACCTTTGTCTTGATTACTCCATTGAATTATTTGTTTTTCTAAATAAGGATTTAACTCATTAGCATTAGGTAAATCTTTAATGTAAATAATAGTTGGAAAAAAATATTCTTTAATCATTTAAAAGGTTCTCCTCCAAACCACATAACAAGTGATTGTCTAACACCACGTGTAACGGGTGCTACTCTATGATTTAAAAATGATGCAAATATTATTGCATGACCTTGTTTAAGTTTAACTCTTTTACCAGGGGCCATTAATTCTAAATCTCCCCCTTCAAATTGATTTTCAGGAGATAATAAAACTGTCATCGATATTTTTCGAACCGGTGGTTCGTGTTGCATGTTTACATCTGTATCCATGTGCCAATCATAAAATCCACCTTCAGGATATTCTGTAAATTGAGCTTGTTCTGTTATTTGTATATCTCCAAATCCAAAATGATTTCTATTTGCTTTTTGTATAAATTCATTTATTTGATTATACATAGGTTGCATTTCTTTAAAAGGAATCCAACTAATAGTTGTTGTTCTTTTTTTAGTATCAACGCCTCCACCTGGTTTTCCCATACCAACTTGAGCTTTCTGTGGTTTTTGTTTTCTACCACATTCAATAATTTGTCTACATTGCTCAGGTGTAAATAAAGGAGTTGTCGTTTCAACTATCCAACTTTTCCATTTAGGTTCTGTAATTATCACGTTGCACTCCTATTTTTAATTGGGTCATATTCTACATCCATGTTGCATGCTAAAGTTCTTCTAATGTCTGTGCTATTATTAAAAGGATATACACAATGTCTCATGTCATATGGAAATACATAAAAATTTCCTTCTTTCATTTTTGGACCATAGTCTGAATTACAAAATTGCCCTGATGCATTTCCTAGTATTTGTAATTGTCCATTCATAGGTTTATCTGTTGCCGAATATTCAACACCCGTGTTCTTTGGTAATTTTAAAATCATAACTGAAGATAAACCGGTATACAAAGATCCTTGATGAATATGCACTGGGTTGTATTCATTTGCTTTCATTTCATTTATCCATATAGAGTTCATATGCATTTTATATTCTTTAATTTTATTCCAATCTAAGTAATGTTTCATAACCATATAAAACCATTGTTTAACATTTTCTGGTAAAAAATTATGTGGATGCATTTTATTATTTGGTGCACCATCAAAAAACAATGAATGTTCATTTTGAATTTTACCTACTAATTGTGGATTAGCTCTAGGTAATTCATGTCGTTTTGTTTCATACACATGATTTAAAATACTATACACATCTAAAGGAACCTCGTATTTTAATACTGATTGACCTAAAAATACAAAATTAAAATTTAATGTGCTCATATTTTTTTCTTATTCTTTGAGGTATTTTTTCTATGTAAGGATTGTATTCTTTCTTAATTTCTGTTTTTATTTTATGCATATTGTTTCCAACTATGGTATCGTCATAAGGTATACCATTGATATTTATTTGTTGCAAGTTTGTAAATTGATGTGGGTAATAAGGTATGTTAAAAAAATTATAAAGTTTAATTATTTCTTCTTCGGGGTTTTGCACTAAGTCATTATATTTTATAAAATGACATATCTCTGGATAATTAAATGCGTTTTTTATAGCTTTTAAATCCTTAGCAACAGCACCGTTTTTATTCATTATCATTGATAATTTTTCATCATCATTTTTACAACCATATTTATTTGGAAATGCTGTAGGTTCTTTTTTATACCATTTCATATAAGAAGCGAGTACATCCATTAAATCTCTAAGTAATACTACACACTTAAAAGGTTTTTTAAAATGTTTTTGCATTAATTTAAAATTACCTTTGGTCATAACAGGACCACGATCTATAATATATTTCTGTGGCCAATCTCTGTAATAGTTTACATAAACAGAATCTAATACATTGTCTAAAGATTGATAATCTGGGTAGTTTTTAAATACATCTGTGTTTTTAAGTAAAAATAAATCTTTCATTATTTCTAATGTAATAGAGTTAGCAGTGCATGCTATGTTAGGATTTTGATTCATGATAGATGTAAACAAGGTGTTTCCTGACCTTGGCATTGCAACTAAAAAGAAAAGTTTTTTAATCCTGTTGTCCGATTGAGTTTTTTTCGAATTCCAGTTTTGCATTTTCTTTCTTTTTATTTTCAATGGCAATGTCTTTTTTAATTCTTTCAATTGACTGTAATTGTCCTAGTACGTTAAATACTTCTGGTTGACTTGACCCTGATGTTAAAGTTTCTGCCTTATTCTTCATAGTTAAGTGATAAGAGTTTAGTTGGTGAGTATTAACATTTTTAGTATCAAACGAACCATCGTCAAATTTCTTTTTAAACTTAGACCATAGTTTTATTTCTCTCATTCTATCTCTTGCAACTAATTGCATAGATGCTTTACTGTATGTTTTTTCATCTATGTCAATTTGTAGTAACTCTTTTTTTAATGGATCTTCTTCTTTATCTAATTTTTCTTGTAGTCTTTTTATTTTGACTTCTGCTCTTCTGTAATCAAAAGATAAACTCATTAAATTTTCTAAAAATACATTTTGTTCTCTAACGCACTGCCAATACTTAGCAGCTTTAGTTGGATACTTTGCATCATTTAAAACAGAAAACTGCATTTCAGTTTCTGTTCTAAACATTTGTTTTTTAGTCCAAGTATCTCTTAGTTCTTCTGTTAAACCTTTAAATATTTTAACCTCTTCTGGGTCTAATAAATTATTAAGGTTAGGTGCTTCTTTTTCTATAAGTTCTTTTATGTTTCTTTTATCTGTCATATAATCCTTTCATTATCTGTAATATAACTATTAATTAATCAAAGTCAATTGTTTTAGCTGTGCCTGCTGTTTCTGTGGCACCTGTAAATTCTTCTGTGTTTTGCACAGGTGCAGTAACATAACCTGAAGCACCTAATGCTGAAGTTGAAGTACCAGCAGGAGAACCTGTTAATAATCTTCTTGTAGTTGCCATATTAGGAGCTGTTGACCACGATGTTCCATCCCAAGACTCTGTTTTAACACTAGTATTAGGAGATGAACGAGGATCTCCTCCAAAAAAAAGTCCAGCCGCTTGAGTTCCAGAAGCAGCTCCACCTCTTCTAAGTTCAATTACATCACCTACCTCTGAAAAACTTGTGCCATCATAACTTTCAACTTGCGCATTTCCACCAGGGGGACTATAACCAGATACTCCTAATGCTGCAGTTTGAGTTCCTATACCTGATAAATATCTTCTAGCTGTATTCATATCATTTGTTTCTGTCCAACTACTTCCATTATATTCTTCTCCCGCACCATTATTACCACTAGCAAAATTTGGACCTTCGCTACCACCAAAAAGAGCAGCTGCTGTTTGTGTTCCAGCCATACCTGAAGCAGCTCTAGCTGTGTTTAAATTATCTCCTTCTGCCCAATTAGTTCCATCATATTCTTCAGAAGCATTAGGAATACCTGGAGGACCACTAAATCTTCCTGAAGCTAATGCTGCAGTTTGAGTTCCTGTACCATTTATAGCATAACCTGCTGTTCCTAAATTATTCCCTTCTGTCCAACTTGATCCATCATATTCTTCTGAATTACCAACTATTCCAGTTGATGCTGATCCTCCAAAAAAAAGTGCGGCTGTTTGAGTTCCAGCCCCACCACCAGCTCTTCGTCCAGCAACTGTATTCCCACCATTTGCCCAAGCACCAGCAGTTCTTGTTAAAATAGATATATTAAATTCTTCTGCATTAGCTGATGCACCAGGAGAACCTGT